GGTCTTTTTTTGAACCCGATGCGAGACCATCAGATCCGCTCAAGTACCTTTTTTGCTGCGATCCGGTTTAGACGCTACTCCGGGTCGCTCCGTGGTTTCTGGTCGATAACCATCCGCTGGGACTGCAAGCTTTTCAGGATCTCCTCAGCCTCGGCCTGGACGAGCCGCCGCTCTTCCTCGAGTGACCTGTAGACGTCGCGATTGGTGTTGGCGACCTCGCGGGCCTTGACGTCTTTCCATAGTTCCGGCTGCCGGTTCGTCAGCCAAAAAATGCAGGCCCGAGTGTCGGGCGGGTAGTACTTGGTGTAGTCGACCACCACCGGCTTGCCCTGATGCAGCAGGATCTTGACCGCCGGGTGCGAGTAGCCGATCGCCCGGCTATACGCGGCCTCAGCGACCAGCGCGTCGGCGCACATCTTGCCGAGGCGTATCTCCTGGGCGAACTCGGGGTGAGCCCGCTTCCAATTGTTGATGGTGTTCTCGTGCACCCCCCAGAAGTCCGCCATCTGGGCGTCGGTGGCACCAAGCTCGCAGAGCTTGCGGCCCTCCTCCGCATAGCGCTCCTGGTATAGCGTCGGGCGTCCCCCTTTGGAGGTCACGAGGCCGCGTTAATTTTTAGCGGTCATGTGGCGGACCTCTCCGGATCCATCGTGATCAGCGCCCGCGTCGCAGCGCCTCGCTCGCCAGGCGAGGCCAGGTCACATCGCCCTCGGCGCGGAAGCGGCGCAGGTGCCCGAGCGTCGCGATAGAGGCATTTCTACGCCGCATTCTCGCGACCGGGCACCGGGACAAACCGCCGACCATTCCGATCATCGTGCGCGCTGCGGTACTGGTATGTTTGAGGGCTGAACCAGAGACCGAACTTGCCTTCAAAATCGCCGTTTCGCTGCTTTGCCACGTTAACGATGACAGGCGGCTGGTCAGCGATCTCGCGGAGCTTCGTCTCTGCGGTTGCATCCCCGCGACTGGTGTCCTCCGTGAGCTTGGCGATCTCGTCCTCAAGCTTGCGGTTTCGCCATACAGTAAGGATGTTCGCGGCGTTGGCAGCGATCTCAGAGGTGCCCTTCACATCCTCAGCGTCTGGCACTGCATGCGCGGCGCTTCGATCAGTTTTTCGCGCGTGGGCAACGAGATGGACGTGCACGCCCTTGTCGAAAGCCCACGACACGATTTTGTAGACGACCTTTTCCTGGCCCTCGTAGTCCTCGGCTCCGACCCCCAATCTCATAAGGCTATCGATTGCGAACACATCGCAGCCGTATCGTGCGCGGGCGTACTCGAAGACCTCGAGGATGCGGCCGACCGGGTTCTTGCCGACGACGGCGAAGACCCACAGCCATTCGTCAAGCCAGTCGACGACTTCCCGAATGTAGGGTTCAGGGGGCCGGTTGGTGTTACCCGCCTGCTTCACCATGCGACGGATCAGTTGGCGCGGGGCCATCTCCAAGGATGCAATGCAGACGCGAGCGCCCTGGTCTCCCATGGCGACGATCGAATGCGACAAGAGCTGCGACTTCCCGGCTCCGGTAATACCGGTCCACAGCGTCATTTCGCCTGGCCGGAAAACCAGCTGATCGCCAACCTTGCGCCAGGGAAGCCGGTAGCCGGGTTCCCAGTCATCGCTCGGCCAGAAGAGGCCCACCACCTCATTGGCGAAGGCACCAGCGCGCCGCAGCTCCGGCGGATCCAGCGAGCGAGCGCCCTCAAAACACCGCCGGATCTCTTCGACACTGATGCCGGCTTGGCGGCATTCGTTCAAATCCTTGCGCGGCAACACCACCCGATAGCACCGATGGCGCCCCAGGCGGCTGGCGATCTCGTCGGCAGCAGCTTCACCCTCCGGATCCATGTCGAGCGCTAGGAAGATCCTCTCAAATTGCGCCAGGCGCTCAAACTCGCTTTCAATCCAGTTCTGCTTCGCCCCACGTCCGCCGCCGAGCGGTACCGACAAAGCAGGCCAGCCGTAGTCCCACGCTGTCGCTGCGTCGATCTCACCCTCGGTGATGGTCACCTCGCGGGCTTCCGGGTTGATCGCCGGCCAGCCGAACAGCACCGGCTCGCACTCGGCCTCCACCCAGCTGTCCTTTTTCCCGTCGGGCTTGCGATCGATCCTGAGATATTTAACGAAGAGGAGATCGCCACTCGGTAATCGGCTGGGGAAGACGATCGTCCGATTGTTCTCACCGATGCCGTAGGCGCGGATGGCGTCAGGTGTCAGCTTGCGCTCGCCAGTGAGAAACTCGAGCACGGCTGATTGTGGCGAGCTGCTTCTCGAGATCGTTGGACGTCGATAGATCTTTTCCCGCTTCTCGAACCGCGGCATCTCCATGCCGAGCCACCGGCGCGCGTCATCAAGCGTCTTCACCAGCGAGAAGCGCTTTGTCGCGCCCCATAGGTCGATGAGGTCGCCACCCTCGCCGTTGGCAGCGAAATCGGTCCAAATCCCGACCTTCGCACCCCTCACGCAGACCTTCAGCGAATGGCCGGGCTCGCCGCCGATCGACCCGACGCACCACTCTCGCCCTTCCAGTACGCCCCTCGGCAGCAGATACTGGGCGACCTCGAGGGCGCGGCCTTCAAGCGCGCGCTTGATCTCCGCGATGTCGCTCACAGCCGAATCCCCATTTCGTGGTAGACGGCGGCCCAATCCGTCTCAGGCGCGCGGTCTCCACGAAGGATTGCCCCGACGTACTCATTCGGGTTCGACTTCGCCGCCGCAAATTGCAGCGTGCGCAACGCCGTTTCGATGTTGCCGCCGCAATGTTGTAAGAGCCGAGTGACCTGCCCGCCCGACGACTTGCCGAGCACTTTCCGCCCCAGGTCATAGAGTGGTGTTTTCAGATCGACTGACGGCGTCTTGGCGCCCTCCGTAGGAGGATATTCTTCTAACGAAGGAGAAGGCGAAGGAGAGCAGACCTTAGCTCGTTGATTTTCCTCAACGTCGGGCTGAGTTTCGGGATGAGTTCGGCTCGTATTCAACTCGTATTCAGGTTGAACGCTCGCCGCCTTGGCCTTCCCGCCCTCGCTGGCGATGGCTTGCCGGCACTCAGCTTTGGCGATTTCTTCGAGGGCCCGGCCGTTAATCAAAAATCCATCGGCGACCCGCAGCTTGCCCTTGCGGATAAGCTCGTCCAAGAGCGGTCGTAGGCTACGTACAGTCGCGCATCCGCATAGCCGACACAGCTCGCGCTCATTGTAGGGAAGCGGGCCGCCTCGGGCATACATGCCGGCGAGCAGATCGATGTAGACGCCCTTGGCGGCATTGCTGAGGTCACGGGTGTCCAGGTGCCAATCGCGAGGGTAGAAGTCGAAACGGGAGAGGCCGGGCATCAGAAGGCCCCCCGGACGCGCACCGGCCCGACCGGAGCAAGGCCCAGTCGCCGATCTTCCACGGCGGAGCCGTCCCAATCGAACTCGACGGCGACGAACAGCCGGGTCTCAGCGGAGCGGATCGAGTGAAGCACCTCGCGCAGTAGGTCCCTGCCCGCAGGTGTCAGCGGCAGCTGAATGACCAAGGCGCTCAGAGTGCCGCTTTGCCCGGTCATCTGGGCACCGAGTGGAGAGGTATCGGCGGCAGCTGGTCACCGCCTGTAGCTGCGAGCGCTTTGGGATCATTTGCGGCATATTTCGCCGCCAGGACATCGATTTCGGTGCGGATCGAGAATCGGGCCCCAATCTCCCGCAGCATCTCGAACACGCAGCGGTGGTTAAGACAACTTACCGCGCGCTGAAGTTGCATGTCGTGGATATCGATGACTTTCACAACAGCGCCTCATCGTCGCGGCACTGCTTCATCCGCTTCTCGATCTTCAGCAAGAGAGCAGCCACAGCAACGCCGACCGGGCACCAATTATCCAGCGATGGCTGGGGCTGCGTGCTAGGAGTGCCCCTGCCGCGCGCAACTGTGCCGGGCTCGGCTGCGTCCTCTGATTTGGCGGGCTGGGTAAGAAATGGCTGCTCAGCGTATTTCTTACCCGTCCGGTTACCGCCTACCAGCGGTGCCGGGCTTAGCTTTGCTAACACGGCTCTATTTGCCCAAGTTCTCGATGGACGAGACCCGGACTAGGCGCATGCCTCCGAGCTTGATACTTTCGATTATGCCGGCATTGAGAAGTTCGTAGAATTTTACGATCCCGACGCCAGCCAGACGGGCGCCTTCGCGGGGCCGTACCCAAATCAGCTTCTGCTCTTGCATGGAGGATTTCTCCAAATCAATAACAACGAAAGGCCGGCCCAGCCCATTCAAGGGCCATGGCCGGCTACTCAACGAACGGCCGGCCCAGCCCACTCAAGGGCCATGGCCGGCTACTGCTAAACGCCCATCATAGTCCGGCGACGATCATGCCGGTTTGGTCTGCTTCGCTTGTGCCGGAGTTTTCGCAAAAGTTCAAGGGCAATCATCCGCAGGCATCACCCTTCACCGCGAAAGCGCATCCGCGCTCGACGGGCGCGCATTTTCCGCTAATGGGGCGCAGATCAGCCCGATGCAGCAGCATGGATCTGCTCAGCGCCTGGCGCTGCCTTACAAAATCTAGCCCAGGCCTCGGCAAGCTGGCGGCGCTTCTTGAATAAATCTCCCCGGCGATAGGCGGCCTCGACCTTGTCGCCGACGGCGTGCGCCAAAGCCATCTCAGCGACTTCGGCAGGAAAGTTCGACTGCTCGGCGCACCAATCGCGAAAAGTGCTG